GTTGGTGATAATTCAACCATAACATATTTTGAAAGTAATGCGTATTCACCGTTAGATGTACCAATCTTAACACCAATAAAGTTGTTAGAAGCTGGGTCCATATTACAATTAGTGAATTTTTCGATAACCACTGGGTTAGCATCAGTATCGTAGAAGTTTCTAACTAACACATCGAAAGACATATTATTGAAAGAAAGATTTGCGATTGAAACTTTAACCTCCATATTTGCAGCATCTCCATCAGAAATAGAAATGAATTTAAATAAGTTGTAAACTTTATTACCTCTTAATTCAGAAACTAACCAAGGTGTTTCAGGAGATTGATATTTTTCTAAGCTATAAGCTATAGATGTATTATTTTCACTTCTAGCATCTGGAAGTTCAATTAAAGTAGAATTTAATCCTTTAATATAACCTTTTTGATAAGCAATATTTAATGACGCTTGATAAGATTCTTCAACAAACACAGGTACAGAAAATCTATCTTTTCCAAAATTATCAACACCAAAAACTTTAGTTAAGTATTTTGAAGATGAAGCAGCTAATGAAGTTTCAAGTTGGAAAGTTGTTCTTAATCCTGTATTAAAGTCTGCTTTAGTAATACCAGAAACTATAAATGTTCCATAAGGATTTTTACTTACACCTGAATACGCTCCATCGGTTACTAAACTTAAATCTGTTAAACCTGTAACTTGATAGATAGGACCGTGATTTGGTGAAGAAGCGTTGTTTGTGTATTCACAAATACCTCTTGAACGTAAAGTTGCAACAACCATGTTGTTGTATTCGCTGTATGCAAAACCTGAGAAAGTATAAATTTCACCAGATATTGTTCCGACAAACTCATCGATAGTCGCTCCTGAAGACAATGCACTTACAACATAGTTAAATGAATAACCTGAGTAGTTATCATTAACTGCAGAGTTATTATAAAAAGTTGCATAATACCAAGGGTCATTAGAACCTGAACTTAAATCGTTATAGTCATAATCACAATCACCAGGTACACCAAACACATTATTTAAGTTAGGGTAACTACCTGTTAATGAAGACCAATCTGAAGATGGTATTGAACCATAAACCACACAAGTATTACCTGAAGAACCCGAAGTATCCCAAATACCACTAAGGTATGTATTAAAGTCTGCTTCATAAGTTGAAACACTTCCATCACTTAATCTATATTGTGTTGTATAATCTTGTTGTATTGAAACAGGTAAAGTTGTTGTATCCAAAGTAACCGTATTCGCAGAATTACTTCCTGTGAAAGAAGCTGTGAATACTGTACCCGCAGATGATGGATAAAACGCAATTGTTAATGGGTCAACATTAGCATTTACACTAATACTCCAAGATGGACCCGCGTCATATCCTGATAAACCTAATACTCTTGTTACGAATAATTGGTTTGATTGTTGTAAGTAAGATTTTGCGATATACGCAGCTTCATACTTAGGGATTTGTGTGTTCACAAATTTCACTGGTTCAGTACCACCGAAATAGGCTTGGAACTCATCATAGTTAGTTATAAAAATCGGTTCGAAAGCGGGACCTTTCAATGTTTCCCCAACTACCCCTAAAGTCGTTACACCCACGCTTTGGGCTACGAACGATAAGTCCGTTTCAGAAGTGTATACACCAGGTGAAACGTACACCTTTTTGTTTGCTTGTGCTGTTGCCATTATTAATTAATTCTATTGCAGATTTATTTTAATGATAAATATTCAATACTAACACAAAAAACTTGACTTTTGGATATGTATTTGTAAACGGTATGAATTAATTCTACCTTTTTTCTACCTATGAAAATAAAGAAAGAAATAAAGAACTTGAAGATATCACCTGAATCGCACGAAGTGTTAAAAAAATACTGTGATAAACGTGGAATTAAGATTTACAAATTTGTTGAAAATTTAATTATGGAAAAGTGTAAGGAAAAGAAAGATATCTATGGAGAAGGTTAATAAATGTCCCAACTATCGTAAGTTCCTGAACCAACAACGTTTGTTGCACCTGAAAAAACTAACACACCAGTCTCGGGACTATATGAAACAACTTTTGAGTTTTGGTTGTTTTTTTCATTATGAACAAGTTTAATAGTATCACCACTTAAAAACTTAAGTCCTGTTGAAATATTAAATGTTGCTCCGCTCTGAACCCCTAATGTGTATGTCTGACTTGCAGATGAATTTGATTGAGTGAATGGAGACGAAGAACCATATAGTTTACTATCAAAGATAATTTTAGCATCCATACTATAATCATTTTTGAAAGCCTGTATTCTTAAAGTATCGTTAGTTGTAATTTGAATTAAATTAACATCACTACCATAATAGTCGTTGTTAATATACACATCATAACTTGAAACATTTTCAGTTCCCACCAAAGACATATTAGCCGTATAATCAATAACGTCAACCAATGTTGTATTTCCCGCAACAAATAAAAAATTATTTAAAAACTCGTCAGGGTTCTCAGGAAATTGTTTTCTTTTTTTATTCAACACTCTTGTGTCAAGTTCAAATAATTGTGTAACCCTTTGAATTGCTGGCTTAACTTCAAATTCTTCCTCATCAATAAGATAACCCAACATTGTGAAGTCATAACTTTGAATATAATATTTTCTTGACTCCAAAGTCATTTGAGATTCATCTGAAACATTATTCATAACGATTGGAACGTATTGACCTTTAATAAATGTGTAAGCCTGTCTCGATGAAAACTTCTGCATTACAATCTTGTTAAGTTGATTCAACTCTCTCATTCTATTACAAATAATTTTCACACTATAGTTGATATCAACAGGAACTGGTTGAGGTATTGTATAAATGTCCATACCTTGTTCATTACCATTCCACGTTGGGACAGATGCATAATAAAATTGTTTTCTGTTTGGAATTGTATATTGAAGTGATGGGTTTGTTCCGTACTTTACTTCGGGACTTCTAACAACTGTGATAAACGGTGGAGTTGGGTTATAATCCAAATCAACAAACAAAGCAGTTTCAACATATTGAGACCAGTTTTGTGTTGTAATTATAATATCGACCATTGGGACAACTTTGCCGGCAGTAACAACTTTTAAATCTTCTTTAACAAAATCCAACATGCCTCTATCCAAATCGGCATGTAAAACTGACTTAGGTAAATAAGTTCCGTCTTTATTGATATACTCTAATAACTGTTCTCTACGAGCGTGCAAAGTCTTCTTAGGTACTAAAGGTAACGTTGGTTTAACTTGTTTTGGAAATGCCATTATATTCCTCTAAATTCATTTTCACTTACCCATGTTGCCGTAACCGTTCTATAGAATGGTTTGTAACCACCGTAAGTATGTTTATTGTCGGACTTAACAAGACCATCATCAATTACTGTATAATATCTAACTCTATCTTCTGTCTCATAATATCCAAAATAATCCCCCACAAAAATATTAACTTGAAGGTCCTCCAAAGTTTTTTGATAAATTGAAAACTTCATATTTCCTGGTTCATTTTGAGCAACTTTAGAATTACCCAAATTCTTGTTAGAAGGTGCCATAATCTGTACCAACCCTTTCAACTCAACAGGAGCCAAGAATTGTATACCATCTTCCAATACCTCACCATAAACATCATCTGTTTTAGTTTTGTACCTATCAATTCTATAAAGAATGATTGTAAAGTTCATATCCCCTAACAACCACTCCTCACCCATACCAATATCTAACGTATAATCTTCTCCACCGAAGAATTTACCTAAACGAGTAATAGGGACTAATTTTTCCATATTGATAAATACTTTAATTATAACTATATTTAAAGTAAAATTTTTTATGAGGATAAATCCACCTACCAAAATCTATGTTGAAAGTAGTCCAATTCATGGGTTGGGTGTTTTTGCGTCTGAGGATATCAACGAAGGAGAAATCTTGGAAGTCTGTCCTGTTATTGATATGGGTATGAGATTTGGTGATGTTAGTCACATATTAATTGATTATAGGTTTAATTGGCCTCAAGGAGGTGGTACTTGGGAAAAACAAGTGGTGTCAACAGGATTTGCATTACTTTATAACCATAGTAATACACCGAACGCGGCTTGGAGGTCAAACCTTGAAAACAATACCTTTGAATTTTATTCTATAAAAAATATAAAATCAGGTGAAGAAATCTTTGTGTGGTATGGTGATGTTAATTATTGGAATGATGGAAGAACCCATACCAACGTTGTTTAATGAATATGGAAATTAGTTTAGAATCAAAGGCGATGTTTTTGTTGGAATCTTATGAAGGCGCCAATAACTACCTTATTGAGCTCAAGAGAAAATCTCAACTAAATAAAAAGTTTTATCCTACAAGAAGTCAATCTGAATACATTATAAATAATCACGACAAGACCCCTAAGGTTGCTAAAAAGTGGGTAATACTTGATGCATATTTTGCACAAAGATTAGCAGACGACAAACTATACACTACGATACCTGAAAAGGTTTGGGTTGAAAAACTATTGGCAGAAAAAGAAAAGGCGTTTCATATTTGGGGTAAAGTTTTTGAAAACGAAGAACTCCACGACTTTTGGTTACCTAAAGCGGCGGTAATTAAAGATAACACAGTAAAAGACGTTGTTATCAATTATGAAAAATATTCTAAACGACCTCCATTATCACATCAAAAAGAGGCAATCCAAAAGCTCGTTGAGAACAAGAAATATATCTTGGCTGATGATATGGGTCTTGGTAAGACTACATCAACTATAATCGCAGCTCTTGAAAGTAATGCCAAGAAGATATTGATTATCTGTCCTGCGAGTTTGAAGATAAACTGGCAAAGGGAGATTGCAAACTATACAGACAGGAGTGTTTATATCTCTGAAGGAAAGAACTTTAGTCAAGAACATGACTTTGTTATTATAAATTACGATATCATTAAAAATTTCCACAATGTTAAAAAGAAATCTGAATCGCAGATTCTTGACTCCAATTTTGATTTGGTGGTCGTTGACGAAGCACACTATATTAAAAACGGTCAAGCACAAAGAACAAAACTAATTAACGACCTTGTAAAGAAAGTTGATAGACTTTGGTTGTTAACGGGTACACCAATGACTTCAAGACCAATGGATTACTTTAATCTATTAAGTTTGGTTGACTCACCTGTCGCTAAAAACTGGATGGCATATGCTATCAGATATTGTAGTGGATATCAATTCAATGCTGGCGGTAGAAAGATATGGAATGTTACAGGAGCCAGTAATCTTGAAGAATTAAGAGACAGAACATCAGGTCTTACATTAAGAAGATTAAAAGAAGATGTTTTAGATTTACCTGATAAGATTATAACGCCAGTATACCTTAGACTAAAGTCCAAAGCGTACGAGGAAATTATGGGTGAATATTATGATTGGTATGATAAGAACCCTGACGAATCTA